TCATCCCGCCACCGCGATTTCGGCGAAGGGGCCCGGCCCGAAGGCCTCCGAGATCTGTGCCACCTGCACCACGAGCGGCCCCGCCGCGCCGTCCGCCGTGCGCATCGCCGCCGTGTAGGCGAAACCGGGCGCGGCAAGCTCCGCCTCGCGCAGCAACACGCCATTTGCCGAGACACGCAGCAGGTAGGCCTCGCGCGCCTCGCCCAGCGGCACCTCGCGCCCCTCCCAGCCATCGCCGCCGATCCGCGCCCGCCGGACCCACGAGATCGCGAGATCGCCCCCGGTTTGCCGCACCCGCAGATGCACCGGCGCCCAGGGCCTGAGCCCGACGCCCGCGAAGGCGCGCGCCGCGTGCCGCCAACTCGGATCGGTCAGCGGCCGCCGCGCCGGGCCATAGCGGTAATGCCGGGTCAGCCCGCGCGCCGCGTCCGGCAGCGCGACCTGCCGCGGCACGCCGTCGAGCAACACGACGCGGCTGCCCGCGGGCCAGATGTCGGGCATCACCGCGTCGGTTCCCGCCTGCCCCCTGAGCCGCATCGAGACCTCAAAGACCCCCGGCTCGACCGGATCGGCCCGCAGGAATTGCAGCAGCTCCCAGTGATCGCTCTCGCCATCGCCGATCGCCATGAGGTTGGCGCCCGCCAGAACCGCCGCCCGGCTGGCCCCGGTCAGCTGCCCCTGCGCCAGCCGCAGCCGCAGCGCCGGGCCGCGATCCCACAGCCCGGCAGGCGCGGCGGCGAGCGGCGTCAGCGTCGTGCCGATGGTGGCGGCCAAGGGCTGCGTCAGGTTGAGCCGGTGATCGGCATCCTCGACGCCCGAGACCAACGCCACCGTGCCGGGCCATGGCCTCGCCGTGGCCGCGAAATGCGGTGCGTGCGGCACCTCCTCCCCGGTGAGCAGCGGCAGGTCGAGGAACACCTCCTCGACCGGCACCGGCGGGACATAAGCGCCGGGGACCTCGGCGTCGTCCTCGGCGGGCTGCGGCAGGTAGAGCCCCGGCGCGGTGCGCACCGCCTCGATCGCGGCAAAGCTCGTCCGCTCCAGCCGCTCGATCCGCCAGGCGCCGCCCTGCCCGCCATCCCCGTCCGCGATCTCGACCACGTCGCCCGGACCAAGGCCATGCTCCGAGGGCGGCAGCGCGAATTCGGCGCGCTCGCGCCCGAGCCGCATCTCCGCCAGCCAGCGCGCGGCCATGGCCTGCGCCTCGGCCCGGGTCAGCACCATCGGCAGCTCGACCGCCTCGACATGGCGCGCCGCGCCGCCCGGCAGCGCCGCCTCGACGCTGCCCGTGGCCCCGGTTTCGGCCGCGACATAGCCCAGCCGCACCCGGTCGGGCAGCGCCGCGCCAGCCTCGCGCGCGATCTCCAGAACCGGCATCTCCGGCGACACGCGCACCAGCCGCCCAGGCTCGAGCGCGGCATCCGCCAGCCCGTCGCGGGTGCGGAACACCAACCGCCCCTCGCGCTCCACCGCGTCGAAGCCATGCGCCAGCATCAAGGGCTGCAACATCGCCCGCGCGCTTTGCTGGCCCCGGGCGAGATAGCCGCGCACCAGCCCGTGCAACCGCGAGGTGTCGATCTCGCTCACCCCCGCCTCGGCGCAGATTTCCGCCACCACCGAGGCGAGGTCGCGATGCGCGGTGCGCCCGGTGATCCAGTGCCCGCGCGCCCAGTTCGCGCCGTCGCCCCAGACCTCCGACAGCCCCGGAAACCACGGATAGGGCCGCAGGTCCCACGCCCAGACCAGCATCCGCTCGGTATCGAGCATCGGCGCGCCGTAGATCTCCGAGACCGGGTTCGCCCCCGGTTCGGCGAAATGCCGATGCACGGCGCGCAGATACTGCATCTGTATCCGCTCGTCGCGATGGCCGCGCGAATGGTAGGGCAGCGCCGATTCCGAGGATTTCGGATCGATGAACTTGTTGGGCTGGTTGCTGCCGCGATCAACGGCGGCGCAGCCCAGCTCGGTGAAGCGAATGGGCTTCGATCCCGGCCGCCACGCGGTCGGCGCGTCTAGCCGCATCCCGTCGATCCGCTCGTGATGCGGGTTGCCCCACCAGCCCACGAGGTCCTTGTAGCGCCAGACCCACCGCTCGCCGTCGCCATCGGTGATCGGCGTGCGGATCTGCGCCGCGCGGGCCTCGGGCGAGTGGTAGTACCAGTCATAGCCCTCGCCGCCCGCGACGTTGCCTGTGAGGTAGTCGAAATCGTAGATCGAGCGGTGCAGCTTCGCATCCAGATGATCGGTCCCGTCGCGCCAGTCCGAGAGCGGCATGTAGTTGTCGATGCCGATGAAATCGATCTCCGGGTCGGCCCAGAGCGGGTCGAGGTGGAACCGCTTGGTCGCCCCGCCCGGCTGGTGGCCGTGGTACTCGGTCCAGTCGGCGGCGTAGGAGAGCTTCACTTGCCGCCCCAGGATGCCGCGCACCTCCGCCGCGAGATCGCGCAGCGCGTCCACGGCGGGGTAGCTGTCGCCCGCCCCCCGGATCGTGGTGAGCGCTACCAGCTCCGAGCCGATGCAGAACGCCTCGACCCCGCCGGCCATGGCGCAGAGATGCGCCTGATGCAGCACGAAGCGCCTGAGGCCCCAATCCTCGGGACCCTCATAGACCGGCCCGTCCGGCGTGATCCTGAAATCCGAGGCCCGCGCCGCGCCGAAGAAGGCCGCGACCTCGGCCTTGGCCGCCGACATGCGGTCGGTGGTTCCCGGCTGTCCCGGCGCGCGCGCGGTGGTGATCCGGCCGCGCCACGGCAAGGCGGCCTGTTCGGTCCCGCCCCACGGATCGGGCAGGCCGTTGCCCGGCAGCTGGTCCATCAGGATGAAGGGGTAATAGGTCACCTCTAGCCCGCGCGCCGCCATCGCCCGGATCGCCTCGATCACCGAGAGGTCCGAGGGCGTGCCGCCATAGACCGGCCGGTCCTCGACTCGCGGCACCGTCATCGCGCCCGCGCGGTCCAGCCCCGAGACGCGCCACGGCATCTCCTCGCCCTCGGTCTCGCGGCGCTCGACCTTGGGGCGGATCCTGCAATGCCCGGCGCGCAGGTCATCGCCGAACCACGACACCACCAGCGAGGCGGCGCGGCATTCGGGCAGCTCCTCCACGAGATCGTCGAGCGCGGCCTCGGCGTCGCTCGGCCCCGAGGGCCCGTGCAGGTTGGCGGGCCTTCGCTCGGCAAAGCCCGAGGCCACATGCACCGGCGTCGCGGCCAGCGCATATTCGCCGGTGCCCGGGATCACCGCGACGCCGCGCACGAGACGGGCGATGTCCTCTGCCCGGGCGGGGTCCGACACGTCGGCGGGGCACAGCACCTCGAAGGAGAATTGCGGCACACGGTTGCCGAAGCGCGCGAGGTCGAGATCCTCGATCACCACGTAGGCCAGCCCGCGATAGGCGGGCGCGCGGCCGATCCCCTCGACCGCCTCGATCTTCGCATCCGGCCGCTGGTCCTCGCGGCCCTCGTGCAGCCGCCACGTGATCTCGTCGCGGCCAAGCTCGACCCCGTCGGCCCAGATCCGCGCCACCCGGCGCACCGGCCCCTCGCAGAGCCCGATGGCAAGGCTCACCGCGTAGGAAAACTCGACCACCTCCGGGCGCGGCGCGCCCTTGCCGCCGCCCGAACTGGCGCGGCGCTCCTCGAAATCCGAGGCCCAGATCACCTGCCCGCCGATCCGCATCCGCCCCCAGAGCCGGGCGATCGGCTCGCCCTCGCCCGCGCCGGTGAGGCGGAACCGGTCGACCCGTCCGGTCTCGACCGGGTCGGCCCCGGCCCCCAAGAGCCGCGCATCGATCGCCCGGCCCAGCGCCGCGCCGCCCGCACGGCCCAGCATCGCGCCCGACAGCCCCATGAGGCTGCCGCCGACCGCGCCGCCAAGGGCCATCCCCGCCGTTCCGAACACGATGGTCGCCATCAGCCGATCCTTTCCGTCAATGCGAAACCGGCGGCGATGCGGTGCCGCCATGGCGGGGTCAGCGGGCTTTCGACCACGCCATGCCCCTCATAGGCGTGGATGAAGCGCGGGGCCTCGGGCGGCCCCGAAAGCAGCCCCAGATGCCGCGCCGCCATCCCGGCCCGCAGCCGGAACAGCAGCAGGTCGCCGGGCACGGCCTCGGCGGGCGCGATCTCGCGCAGATGCCGCCGCGCCGCATCGCGCAGCACCTCGCCGCGCCGCGCCTCGTGGCGCGGATAGGCGGGCACGGGCTCGGGCTCCGTCCCCGCCAACGCCATCCAGACGCCGCGCACCAGCCCGAGGCAGTCGCAGCCCGCGCCGCGCCGCGCGGCCCCGTGCAGATAGGGCGTGCCGATCCAGAGCCGCGCCTCGGCCACGATCCTGTCGCCCGCCGTTGGCAGCGATCCCGCGCCCGCTCTTGGCGAGAATTTCTCACACGCGTTCGCCAGGACTTCCCTGCCCGAACCGGGCAAGACCTCTGCGCATGGTCTTGGCGAAACGCCTGTGCCTGCCACCGGCAAGTCCTTCCCGCATGCCTCTTGCAACCCTTCCCCCCACGCCTCCAGCAAGTCTTCCCGGCACGCCTTCGGCGTGACCCGTCTCATGCGCCGCCCGCCCGTGGCACCGCCATCAGCCAGTCCGCCCCCGGCAGATGCGGGAAGCCTCGGAAGTTCAGGAAGTTGTCGAATTTCAACCGACAGGTCTCGCCTCGCTTGTCGCAGCCCGCGACGAGGCGCAGGGCCGTGCCGGGCGGGAGTTCGGCACCGACGGGCCGCCACAACTCGAGGATCCGCGCGCCCCCCTCTACCCGGTCCTCGCGGATCTCCGCCGCGAGCCCGGCACCGGGCCCGTCCAGCACCTCGACCCGGCCATGGCCGAACCAGCCCGCCGCCGGCCCGTCGGGCCAGTCGAGGCGCAGCCGGGCGCCTTCCGCCGCCCCGAGCGGGCGCGCCACCGAAACACCGGCCTGGCCGAGATTGGCCCCGCAGCGCGCATCGCCAAGGCAGGCATCGCAGCGCGGCTGATAGGCCCGGCCCAGCGGTTGGTTCAGCAGGTCCGACAGCCCGCGCAGCTCGGCCCGAAACAGCGTGCCGTCGCGGCGGATCTCGCCCAAGAACCCCCGGAACTCCAGCACCCGTTGTTCCGGCGCGGCCCAGTTGACCCGCCAGAGCCGGAGCTCGGCCCCGTCGAGCCGGCCTTCGGCGATCTCGGCCTCGGTGATCCCCGCATCCGAAATGGCGCCCAGCGCCTCGCCGGTATCGGCGGCGAGCCCAGCGCCCTGCACCAGCGCGCTGGCGCTCATCCCCGTCTCGGGGCGGAACGCGATGCCCTCGAAGGACAGGGCACGGTCGTGATCGGTAAAGCCGCGCTCCAGCCCGTCGGCGCGCCTGAGCGCCCAGGCGCGGCAGAGCGTCGTCACCCCGCTCGCGAGATGGCCCTCCAGCCCGCTCACAGCCGGATCTCCACCACCGGGATCTCCGGCACCGTCCCGGCCCGGAACCCCGCGATCGATCCCGACAGCGTTTCGGTGTCGAACCGCGCGGGCACGTCGAACTCGAACCCGGCGGTGACGATCTCGCCCATGGCGGGCGGCACCGCGAAACGCACCATCCCCGTGACGTGATCCACCTCGACCCCCTCGCCCGGGCCGATCTCGTCGCCGCCCACCGCGACCCGGACGCTGCCCGCGATCGGCTTGGCGATGGGACGCAGATAGGGGCTCGGGCCGTCGCCATAGCGTTTGACCAGCTGGAACGCCGTCGTGGTGTCGTCACCGAAGCCGATCTGCTGGTCGAGCGGCTCGACCGGGCGTGCCGCCGGGGCCGAGCGGAAGTCGAGCCAGTCCTTCCAGCGGAACCCGAAGAGCGGGCCGCGCCGCGCCTCGAAGAAACCCATCACCGTCTCGACATCCTCAAGCGCGCGCAGCCCGAGCCCGGCGTCGTAGCGCCGCCGCGCATGCGCCCAGGGGCTGCTGCGCTCCTCGAAGCCATTGGCGAGGGTGACGATCTCGCAGCGCCGCTCCGGTCCGCCAGAGGCGCCGAAGCTCAGCGCCACGGGAAATCTCACATCGTGGAACCCCATATTCGCCTCCCTCACCTGTCGCGGCGGCCGCGATCGACCGCCCGGGCGATCTGCGCCGCCACCTGCCCGCGCGAGCGGCGAAACCCCTCGATGTCGGGCGTGGTTATGTTGATCGTGACCTGCGCCGCGCCGCCGCCGCCGCCGCCCGCGGCGACGCCGAGACGCCCGTCGGGACCGCGCGCCAGCGGCAGGATCGCCTCCGGCCCCGCCTCGCCCATCAGCCCGGCGCCGCCGCGCATCGGAAAGGCCACCGGCCCCGAAACCACGCCGCCACGGGCGAATGGCGTGACCCGCCCGCCCGCGAAGGCGCCGCCCTCGGCGAAGGGCATCAGCCCCGCCACCAGCCCGTTCACCCCCTGCGCCAGCATCCCGCCGAGCCGATCTGTCACGGGCCGCATCGCGTTGCCGTAGACGGTGCCCGACATGCTTCCCGCCAGCCCCTTGAGCGCGCCGCCGACCGAGCGGCCCTCGAACAGCACGCCGTCGATGGCGCGGCGGATGCCGCCGGAAAAGCCGCGCTCCAGCTGGCCGAGATCGCGCGTCGTCTCACTCAACCCGGCGCGCATCCGCTCCAGCTCGCGCGAGAAGCTCTCGGCAACGCCGCCCGCCTCCTCCATGGCGCGTTCCAGCGCCTCGAACTCGTCCTCGGTCATGTCCTCTCCCCGTCAGGATGCTCGCGGCACAGCGCCTCGAAGCGGGCCCGGTCCATCGGCGCGGGCCCGGGCGAGCCCAGCATCAGCCGCAGCTCGGCCGGGGTCAGCGCCCAGAACTCGGACGGCCTGAGCCCGAGCCCGCAGATCCCCGCCCGCATCATCGCCGCCCAATCGAGCCGCATCAGCCGATCTCCCCGAAGGCGCGCGCCACCAAAAGCGCCGCGAGGCGCGCCGCCTCGACCGGCCCGCCCTCGATCTCGGCCGCCACCAGATCGGCGGCCCGGCCGGGCCAGCCGCCGCCCCTGAGCCCCGCGACGATCAGAGCCAGGACGTCGCGGGCCGACACCGCACCGCTTTCGAGCCGCGCCACCAGCGCCGCGATGCTGTCCGCGCCGAGGCTCTCCTCCAGCTCGGCCAGCGCGCCGAGGCTCAGCTTCATGACATGGCGCCGCCCGTCGAGGATCAGCGCCACCTCGCCGGCGCGCGGATTGGCCATCAGGGCGCCGCCTCGAAGGCGAGCGGCCCGGCCGAGACCAGCGCGATCTCGAAGCTGGCCTCGCCGTCATGGCTGCCGGCATAGTCGATCGAGGCGATCTGGAACGGCCCGGTCATGGTGCCGAAATCGGGGATCACCAGCTGGAAATCCGGTGTCTCCCCCGCGAAGAAGATCGCCCGCGCCCGGGCGTCGGTCGAGGCATCGCGGAACACGCCCGAGCCTGCCACGGCAGCCGAGCGCATGCCGGCGCCGCCCAGAAGCTCACGCCAGCCCTCGCTGCCCAGATGGGTGATGTCGACGCTCTGCGCGTTGAGCGTGAGCCGCGTCGCGCGCAGCCCCGCCATGGTCTCGAACAACCCGTCGCCGGTCATGTCGATCTTGAGCAGGAGATCCCTGCCGTTCTGAGCCGCCATTGCCTGGCCCTCCCTCGCTTGTGTTCAGACGTCCTCGCTGCGTGCGCGGAACACCAGGTCGATGCGCCGCGCCTCGCCGCTGCCGATCCGCTTGGCCCGGGCGCGCAGGAACCACAGCCCCACCAGCCGCCCGCGATCCAACGCGGGCGCGGTGCCCGTCAGCGCGTCGCAGATCGCCGCCGCCGCCAGCTTTGCGCTTCGGAACCCGGCCGCGTCGCTGACCACGCTCACCGTGATGTCGTGCAGCGCCCCCGCCGCCGTACCGTCGGAGCGATCGCGCGCCGTCTCGGGGCCGAGCACCGCGTAGAGCGGCGGCAGCGGCCCGGCGGGCAGCGCGTCGAAGATCGCGGCGCCCAGCAGATCGGCCAGGGGCGGATGCGCCGCCAGCCGCGCATGGATCGCGGCTTGCAGCGCCGCCGAGACCGCGTAGCTCATCGCGCCACCTCCTCTTCGGCCTCGCACAGGAGATAGCGCCCCTCGGCGTCGAGCTCGCGCACCGCCCGGATCGCGAAGATCCGTGCCCCCTCGCGAAAGCGCTGCTCGGGCGCCGGACGCATCGTCGAGCCCGGCGGCGCGGCGCGGGTGACGATGCGCAGCCTGACCCGGCTCAGCGCCGCGCCCATGCCGTCGAGATCGCGCCCCGAGCGCGCCTCGACCGAGGCCCAGAGCGTACCCAGAGGGGTCCAGCCGCGCTCGAACCCGCCCGCGCCGTCGGGGGCGCGCCGCGGCGCCTCGAGCAGCAGCGCCCGGTTCAGCCGCACCGGCCTCATGCCCCGCTCCCCGCCGAAAGCCGCAGCGCCCGGAACCGCTCGGTCAGCGCGGTGACGCCGAACGGCATGCAGCCCGGACCCAGCGCAGTGTCGTGCCGGTATTCGTGGTAATGCGCCGCCAGCATCATCACCGCCTGCGCCAGATCGGCGGGGATCTCGGACCAATGCGCCCCGTAACCCGCCTCGAAGCCGATGCGCGCGGTGCCGCCCTGCGGTATGCCCGGCCAGCCCGCGGCGACGGGCAGTAGATGCGGCCGCTGGTCGTCCATTACCGCCTGCCAGCGCTCCGGCGCCACCGCCACGGCCGTGCCCTGCGCGTCGACGATCTCGAACGCCGTCACCACGCGCAGCGGCGCCACCGGCAGCGCCAGCCGCCGCGCGTCGCGCCAGCGCCCGACTTCCAGCACGAAGCCCCGCGCCAGCAGCACCTTGCCGGTGCGGCCCTCGATCGCGGCGATCGCCGCGCGCAGGAACCCCGCCAGCGCCGCGTCCTGCAGCCCGGCCTCGGCAAAGCCGGTGCCGATCCGCAGATGCGCGCGAAAGCCCTCGACCGGCAGCGCCGCCTCGGGCACAGCGCCCGTCTCGATCAGTCTCATCACCCGTCCTTTCGCGGTCGCAGCCATGATGCCGGGCCGCGACGCCGCGCGGCCCGGCCCCCCGCATCAGGCGATGCCGAATTTCAGCAGCTTGATCGCCGCGAAATCGCTCACCGCGCCGCCGACCCGCTTGGTCGCGTAGAAGATCACGTGCGGCTTGGCCGAGAACGGATCGCGCAGCACCCGCAGGTCGGGCCGCTCGGCGATGGTGTAGCCCGCCTCGAAATTGCCGAAGGCCACGGCGCAGGCGTCGGAGGCAATGTCGGGCATGTCCTCGGCGATCAGCACCGGGTAGCCCAAGAGCCGCGCCGGCTCGCCCGCCGAGAGGCCGTCGGACCACAGGAACCGGCCATCGGCGTCCTTGAGCTTGCGCAGAGCGCCCGCGGTGCGCGAGTTCATCACGAAGCTCGCGCCCGCGCGATACGGCGCGCCGAGCCGGTAGACGAGGTCGATCACCGCATCGGCCGGGTTCGCGGCGTCGAAGCCGCCATCGGTGCCGGTCGCGACGTAGCCGAGGCTGTTCCAGGCCCAGCCGTCATCATCGACCCGCGGATAATCGAGGATGCCGCGCGGCTTGTCGACGCCGTTGCCCGAGACGAAGGCCGCGGCCTCGGCCCGCGCGAAAGTGTCGGCGATCCGGCCCGCGAGCCAGCCCTCGATGTCGAAGGCGCTGTCGTCCAGGAGCCGCTGCGAGGTCTTGGGCAGCGCCGAGAGCTCGTGCAGCGGGATGTTGATCCGGTCGATCTGCGGCGTGCCGGTTTCGGTCCGCGCCGAGGTCTCGTCGGCCCAGCCAGCGCCCGGTTCGGCATGGTCGATCAGCACGTCATACGAACCCGCATCCACCGCCACGACGCTTGCGACGGCGCGCAGCGAGGCGGTCGCGCCGAGCACGCCGCGCACCCGCTCGGCGGTCTGCGGATCGACGAGATAGCCGCCATCGGCCGCCACGGTCGTGCTCATCGCCTTGCCCTCGAGCCCGAGCCCGCGCAGCCCCTCATCCTCGCCGGTGCGCAGATAGGCGCCGAAGGCGGCGCGATGCGGCTGGCCTGCGGCCTTGGCTTCGAGGGGGCTGCGCGCGGCGAGCGCGGTCTTGCGGTCCAGTCGGGTCATCCGGTCGTCCTGTGCCTTGAGTTTCGTTCGGATCTCGGCCGAGAACCGGCCCAGCTCCTCCATCAGCCCGCCGATCTCGCGGCCAAGCTCGTCATCATCGTCACGCATCGCGTTCCCCCTCTCGTCCCCCGAGCGCGCCCCGCGCGGCCCGTATCTTCGCCAAGAGCGCGCTCGACCGCTTGGTGCCGACCCGCGCCTCGCGCAGCATCGGGAAGGTCACCAGCGACACCTCCCACAGCTCCAGCTCGTCGAGCCTGCGGCCCGTGCCCGCCTTGCGCGCCCGCCGCGTCCGGTAGCCGATCGACAGCCCGTCGATCGCCCCCGCCGCCACCAGCGCCGCCGCCTCACGGCCCTGCGCCACCTCCGTGAGAATCCGGCCCTTGACCCACAGCCCCGTGCCGTCCTCGCGCACCTCGTCCCAGACGCCGATCGGGCGCGCCGGGTCGTGCTGCCAAAGCATCCGCACCCGGCCGCCACAGCCCTCCAGCCGCTTCAGCGAGGCGGCATAGGCGCCCGGCGCCACCACGTCGCCGCCCTGGTCGGCGCAGCCGAACAGCGAGGCGTAGCCCGATATCACCGCCCCCTCGCCGATCTCCAGCGGCCCGGTGCCGTCTGTGCCGCCCGCGCAGAACTTGCGTTCCAGCTCCATCATTCCCTCCCTCAAAGCCCCACGATCCCCTGCGCTGCCTGCGCGCCGATCGCCGCGACGACGCCGTAGACGGCGAGCCAGAGCCGGCGCTCAAGCCGCTCCATCACCGCCTCGATCCGCTCCAGCGTCGCCGCCACCTGCGCGAATTGCAGCGCCACCAGCCGCTCATGCGCCTCGATCTTGAGGCCCGGCGCGCAGGCGAAGCGATGCTCGCGCAGATCATCCATCCGAGCCGACCTCGCGCGCGGGCAGGCCCAAGAGCGCGCGCTTTTCCGCATCGGTCAGGAACAGCGCCTCCGAGACCCGCCGCCACTGGCCGTCGCGCTCGGCGGCCAGCGCCGGCACTTGATCGAGATCGACCCGAAGCTCGAACCGCTCGCCCGCGAAATCAGACAGCCACTCGGCCAGGGCCGCCGCGACCCGCGTCATCAGCGGCAGCACCGTCAGCCGGTAGAAGGCGCGGTTGGCTTCCTGGTAATTGGCGTATGTCGCGTCGCCCGGGATCCCGAGGATCATCGGCGGCACCCCGAAGGCCAGCGCGATCTCGCGCGCCGCCGCCTCCTTGGTCTTCTGGAACTCCATGTCGGAGGGGCTGAAGCCCATCGGCTTCCAGTCGAGCCCGCCCTCGAGCAGCATCGGTCGGCCGGCGTTGCGCGCGCCCTGATGTTGGCTTTCCATCTCTTCGACCAGCCGGTCGTATTGATCGGGGGTCAGCCCCGCCTGCCCGTCGGCGCCGCGATAGACGATCGCGCCGGAGGGGCGCGCGGCGTTGTCGAGAAGCGCCTTGGACCAAGCCGAGGCGGCGTTGTGCACGTCGATCGCGCTGGCGGCGGCGGTGAGCGCCGAGAGACCGTAATGGTCGTCCTGCGGGTGAAAGCTCTTGATGTGGCAGATCGGCGAAAGGCCATCCGCCACCGTGAAACGGTGCTTGGCGCCGCCGGCTGCGTATTCATAGGCTGTGGGCCAGCCATCCGTGCCGGGCACCAGCGCCATCCGCTCCGAGCGCAGCACGTGCAGTTCATAGGGCAGCCCCTCGGCGCCCACCGCCTCGACATAGCCGTTGCCGGTGAGCAGGATCTGACCGACCAGCGCCTCGATCATCTCGGCCCGGCCCTGTCCGGGGTTGGGCCGCGCCAAGAGCGCCAGCGCCGGATGCTCGTCGTAGCGGCGGCCCCGGTCCTGCAGCATCAAGGGCAGCGCCGCCGCGGCCTCGGAGATGAGCCGGACCGCGCGAAACCCCACCGGGTTGCCGAGAAAGCCCGCCCGGGTGAGCGATCCGGTGTCGCGCGCGCTCCAGGCCGGGCGACCCGCCCCGGGCCAGGCGAGGCAGCGCCCCGCCGCCGAGGCCTTGGCCTCCGGCGCTCCCTTGCCGCGCTTGAGAAACTCGAACATCGCCGCCCCCCGCTGGTCGTCTTCCTGGCTCGGGAGGGAGAATGGCAGCGCCGGGTTGGGAAAGCCGGAACGGCGCGAACGGTGGTCCGGCCGTGGGCGCAACGGCCAAGGGTGGAGGGGGCTGCCGCCCCCGCCGCGTGCCGCGGCTCCCCCGCGCGTATTTTCGGAACAAAGTCGGGCCTCAGAGCTGCCGCAGACGCGGGCGACGCCATTGCTGGGCCGGCAGGATCATCAGTTCGTGCAGCGCCCAGACCAGCGCGTCCACCCGGTCGGGCGAGCCCGATCCGACGAAACCCCGCGCCGTCATCTGCGCCATCTGGTCCTCGAGCGCGCCGAGACCGCGCAGGTGATGCACGCGGCCCTGCTCGTAGAGCGCCGCCACCGGTTCGGCCCGGCGCGCCTTGCCCCGGCTGGCATGCAGCGGCCTGAACGGCACCAGGGGATTGATCTGGCGCACCACAGCCTCGACCAGCGCGCCGCCCTGGTTGACTTCGGCGACCATCCGCCCGGCCTCGTGCCGCGCCATCGCCGCGCAGGCGGCGCGGGCCCAGCCATGCGGCGAGGCCGCCGCTACCGTGGCATCCTCCAGCACGAAGGCGCTCCAGTCCTGCGGCGGCCCCTTGGTCACGGCGCCGGCCACGACGATGCCGCAGGCGTCCGAGCCGGCATGACCGCTTACCGAAGGGTCGACGGCGACGACCACGCGGTCCAGCGCGGGCGCTGTATCGACCGTGCAGCGGCTCAGCATGTCGGCGGTCCACAGGGCGCCCTCGGCATCCGCCAGCAGCACCCCGTCGAGTTCCTGCCGGCCCTGCCGGGTGCCGGCGTAGCGACGGGTCATCTCGTCGAGGAATCCCCGGGCGAGGTTCGCCGCGTTGGCAGCGGTCGGCGCATGGGTGGTGACCGTGCTGTCGGCGGCCAGCAGGTCGCGCAGCACCGCCACGTTGCGCGGCGTCGTGGTGACGCAGGCGCGCGGATCGCCAAGGCGCAGCCCGAATTGCAGCATATCCCAGGCCTCCTGCCCGCGCTTCCACTTGGCCAGCTCGTCGGCCCAGGCCGCATCGAATTGCGGGCCGCGCAGCGCCTCGAAATCATGCGCCGAGAAGATCTGCGCCGTGGCGCCGTTGGGCCATGTCAGCATCCGCCGCGTGGCGCTCCATTCGGGGCGGCGATCGGGCGGCGAACAGGCCATGATGCCGCTGTCGCCGAACACCATCACCTCGCGCGCCTGGTCGAGCGTCTCGCCCAGCAACGCCACGCGTCGCGCGGGTCCCGGCTCGTCGGCGCGCGCGCCCTCGACCTGCGCGCGGACCCATTCGGCGCCGGCGCGGGTCTTGCCCGCGCCGCGCCCGCCCAGGATCACCCATGTGCGCCAGTCGCCTGCGGGCGGCAGTTGATGCGGCAGCGCCCAGATGTCGAAGAGCCAGGGCAGCGCTGCCAGCTCGACCGGCCCCAGCCCGTCGAGAAACTCAGCTCTCGCGGCAGCAGGCGCGCAGGCGATCCAGCCGGCAACCGATCCGTCGCCGCGCCTCGTCGAGATCGAATTCGTCTGTGGCGAGCCCGCCATCCTGCCGCCTGTGCCAGTCAT